AGCGGTCGTATTTTTTAGTCAAACCGTTGGCACGGTTGAGGTGCGCGTGAATGGTGTAACCGTTCTTAGCCTTTCCGGTCTGGATACGGTCGCAAGTTCGTTGGTTGAATGCAGTCAAATTGTATTCGCGCTCCCCGGCACTAGTCTCGGCGCGACTATCTCGAAATACATGGATGACGTTTTCGCGTATGACAATACGAGCAGTTACAACAACACGTTCATAGGCGACCGCCGTGTTCTAACTTTGTTTCCCGATGCCAACACGGCGACCGCCGATTGGACCGCTGTAGGTGCCGCATCCGGTTATTTGTGTATCGACGAGGCCAACCCCAACGAGGATACGGATTACATCACCGCCGCCACCGTTGGCCTTGTTTCTCAATTCGGTTTGCAGAATTTACCGGCCGGGATTTCGATTGTGAACGCCGTTGTCATGGTCGAGCGTGCGCGCAAGACCGAAGCCGGTACGGCTAACACACAAGTGTCGGTCGTGTCCGGGGCTTCGACTTCTAACGGGGCCGACAAACCGTTGACCGAAATTTACACCTACCGCCAAGACGTTTTCCAAACCGACCCGGCAACCGCCGCCCCATTTACCCCGACCGCTGTTGATGCCCTTCAATTCAAAGTCGCACGGACGGCCTAATGGCTACAAATTTGCTATGCCATTTCGACGGCACGAACGGCCAAACGACGACGGTTGACGCGGCGGGTAACGTCGCTTTGACGATGACCGGTTGCGCGCTGTCTACAACGTCGCCAAAGTTCGGAACGGCCTCGCTTGACATGGCGTCGGGGGTATCGACTTCCAATGTATCCGCGCCGGATGCAAGTTATTGGTACTTCGGCGCCGGGCAATTCACTGTCGAAGCTTGGGTGAAATTCACTACCGCGCCGGGCGTTGGTATTCAAAGTGTTGTCGCGCAGTTTGGCGGGGCGTCAAATCTCGGGTGGTTTTTCGGGGTGATATCGGGGAACCTCGCGTTCTATTACTCGACGACTGGCGCGGATAATCCCAACGTGGGGGCGGCGTGGACGCCCACGCTTAATACGTGGCATCACCTCGCCGTCGACCGTGACGCCAGCAACGTCTTGCGCGTGTATGTGGACGGCGTAGTCCTCGCCTCGGCCACCGTTTCCGCTACGTTTTTCAACTCTACCCGGCCGCTGTTGATCGGCAATGACGAGAACTTAAACCGCAAGTTGACCGGGTTAATCGACGAACTCAGAATTGAAAACACGGCGAACTATGGCGGTGCGTTTACCCCACCAACTGGACCGTTTACGCCTACGGTTGCGGCCGGGGTTCGGGAAACTCAAGACGCTTTGCTGGTGTTGGAAGCTGGCGACACTAGTACGCGGGACACGCAATTGGCGGCGCTGGTCCTCGGCGGTACGGTGCCGAACATTCGTGAAACGCAATTCGCCGCGCTGGTAATGGCTGCCCCCGCGCCGCCGATTCGCGTTACGCAATACGCCGCGCTACCCCTAGTCGAGTTCCACGCCGATACACCGATCACCCAAATGACCGCGCTCGTTCTCGCCGAACACATCCCTTGCACCACGCAATGGGCCGAGACGTGGACGATCACCCGAACCGATGGACAGGTTTTCGCTTATACCTCGCTCGACCGGCCGTTGACGTTCCGGGGGGTGGTGCATAGCCCTTGCAATTCCTTAAGCGCCACGGCCACGGAACAGAGTACGACCATCGGCGCGAGCGGAAATATGGAACTGCTCGGGATCATTTCCGACGTCGGTATCAGTGAGCAAGACCTATACAACGGCCTGTTCGATTTCGCGAAGTTCGAAGTCTGGATGGTCCCTTGGGGCAACCACGGCGGCGAGACACCGTTCCGGTTGATGGCCGGTACGACCGGCACCATGACCCACGGTGTCGAGGGGTTTAAGTTCGAAGTGTTGACCGGCTCGGCCAACCTTCGACAAAAGGGGTTGCTCGAAATCTTTACCCCGTCGTGCCGCTACGGCTTCGGCTCAAGTCTTGACGCGCGGTGTCCGGTCAATCTGGCGGCGATCACCGTTGCCGGTTCGGCCACGAGTACGGCGGTCCCGGCCGCTAGCAATCAATCGACCCGGCGAATCGTAATCGACGCCACGCGCGCCGAGGCGGCTGGACACTTCGACCTCGGGATTCTGACGTGGACGAGCGGGGCGAACGCGGGCGCGTCGAGCGAGATCAAGCGCTTCGAATCGGGCACCTTTGTTCTCTGGTCGCCGCTGTTGTTCCCGATTGAAACGGGCGACACCTACACCGCGACGCCGGGTTGTAACAAGTCCCCGACTGACCACCTTCGGTTCAATGCGGACATGCTTGATTACGGCGGATTCCCCGACGTGCCCGGCTCTGATTCGATCAACCAATTTCCCGACGCGAAGGGGTAACTATGCGCGACCAGATTGTCATAGAGGCGCGTCGATGGTTGGGCACGCCGTATCACCATCAAGCGGTGATGCGTGGGGTCGGTGTGGATTGCGTCGGGTTGATTCGTGGCGTCGGTCATGCGACCGGCGCGCTCCCCGAGGACGCCGAAGCGTGGGAACGGTTCGGCGGCTATTCGCGGATTCCGAACCCGCGTCGAATGGGTGAAGGGATGCGCCAGTTTCTGCGCCCCCTGGAATTTGAGCCGC